GAAAAAATCTCAGACCTAAATATTTTTCACGAGGCTAGGAAATATCTAGAACAAAGAGGCATCAAAGATCTTGACTATTTCTATTATTGTCCAAAATTTAAAGAGTGGACTAACAAACAGAAGCAGACATTTGATACCCTCAGGCAGGATCATCCCCGCATCATCATCCCTTTCAAAGACAAACAAGGTAACCTTTTTGGATACCAAGGCAGATCACTAGCACGCCACGCTACACTTAGATATATCACGATCATGCTGGACGAGGAACAACCCAAGATCTTTGGACTGGATAGAATAGATACAAACAAATCAATTTACATTACAGAAGGACCTTTTGATGCTACGTTCATTAAAAACTCGGTTGCCATGGCTGGTTCCGATATTGATATTAGGACGTTTGGTTGGAGCGATTATATTTGGGTATTTGATAACGAACCACGCAATAGAGAAATCGTCAACAAAATCTCCAAAGTCATTGACAGAGGAGATAAAGTAGTCATTTGGCCTAACAATATTCAGCAAAAGGACATAAACGACATGTCACTTGGTGGACATGATGTGCAAAAGATGGTAGAATCTAATGTATATCAAAAACTAGAAGCAAAACTTAAATTTAATAACTGGAAGAAAGTATGACAAACGGTCACGGAACCAAAGTTCGTAAGCGAGACGGGTCTCTAACACCTCTCGATCTAGATAAGATTCATAAGGTAGTAGAGGAAGCATGTGAAGGGTTAGGGGGCGGTGTGAGTGCCTCTCAAGTAGAGATGAACTCAGGTCTTCAATTCTTTGACGGAATATCTACTAATGACATTCAAGAAATACTAATCAGATCAGCGAGTGATCTTATTAGTTTGGAAACACCAAATTATCAGTTTGTAGCAGCAAGATTGTTGTTGTATTCTGTTTATAAACAGGTGTTTGGATCTGAATGGGTCAATGGATTCACCAGTGTTTATGATCATGCGTCAAGATGTGCTGATCTTGATGTATATGATAGAGATATTCTTGGTAAATATACAGAAGAAGAATGGAATGAAATTAATTCATGGATAGATCATGATAGAGACATGCTGTTTACCTATGCAGGACTCAGACAGGTAGTTGACAAATATCTTGTACAAGATAGAAGTTCTGGTGATGTCTATGAGACACCACAGTACATGTACATAATGATTGCTGTCACATTATTCCAAAACTATACAGAAAACAGATTAGATTACATAAAGAGATACTACGATGCCATTTCCAAACACAAGATCAACATACCAACTCCCATCATGGCTGGAGTTCGCACCCCTCTTCGGCAGTTTGCGTCTTGTGTTCTGGTTGACGCTGACGACACCTTGGATAGTATTTTTACTTCTGATATGGCCATTGGTCGTTATGTCGCACAGCGTGCTGGCATCGGCATCAACGCAGGTAGGATCCGTGGGATCAACAGTAAAATCAGGGGTGGAGAAGTTCAACACACAGGTGTTGTACCGTTCCTCAAAAAGTTTGAAGCAACTGTCAGATGCTGCACTCAAAATGGCATTAGAGGTGGATCAGCGACTGTCCACTTCCCAATCTGGCACAAAGAAATAGAAGATATTATTGTACTTAAGAACAACAAAGGTACAGATGATTCTAGAGTCCGTAAATTAGATTATAGTATACAAATTACAAGATTATTTTATGAAAGATTTATTGGTGGTGGGGACATCAGTCTCTTTAGTCCTCATGATGTGCCTAATCTTTATGAAGTCTTTGGAACCGAAGAGTTCGATGAACTCTATGAACAGTATGAGTCAGACGAATCTATCCCTAGGAAGACTATCCCTGCACAAGATTTAATTTTAAACATATTAAAAGAAAGAGCAGAGACAGGTAGGTTATATATTATGAACATTGACCATTGTAATAGTCATAGTTCGTTCCTAGATAAGGTAAATATGAGTAATCTCTGTCAAGAGATTACATTACCAACTACACCATTACAACACATTGATGGTAAGGGTGAGATAGCACTGTGTATACTGTCTGCTATCAACGTAGGGAAGATCAATAGGTTAGATGAACTTGAGAACCTCTGTGACCTAGCAGTCCGTGGTCTAGAGGAACTTATTGATTACCAAAATTACCCTGTTGAAGCAGCAGAACGTAGCACACTTGCACGTCGTTCTCTTGGTATTGGTTATATCGGACTAGCACACTACCTAGCAAAACAAGGTTTCAAGTATGACGACCCAGAAGCATGGAAATCAGTACACCAATTGTCTGAATCTTTCCAGTACCATCTACTCAAGTCAAGCAACGCAGTTGCAAAAGAAAAAGGAGCATGTGAATATTTCAATCGCACCAAATATTCCAAAGGTCTCCTCCCTATCGACACTTACAAAACAGATATTGATGAGTTCTGTGAGGGGGAATTGAGTTATGATTGGGATACTCTTAGGAATGACATACAGGAGTTCGGACTCAGGCACAGCACTCTGTCCGCACAAATGCCATCGGAATCTAGTTCCGTTGTGTCAAACGCAACCAATGGAATCGAACCACCTAGAGCATACTTGTCCACTAAGAAGTCAAAGAAAGGACCTCTTAAGCAGATTGTTCCACAGTATGGGTCTTTGAAAAATAATTACACATTGTTATGGGATATGAAAGACAATGATGGATATATAAAGATCGTGAGTGTGATGCAGAAGTTCTTTGACCAAGCAATTTCTGGTAACTGGAGTTACAATCCAGAAAATTATGACAATAATGAAGTGCCTGTATCAGTTATGGCGGGTGACCTACTTAAAACATATAAGTATGGTTGGAAGACATCGTATTATCAAAATACATACGATCAGAAAGGAGATGAACCGCAACTGACAGAAGAGAAGAAAGCAAGTATAGAAGACCTATTACAAGACATACTAACAACCGAGGAAGAAGACTGTGACAGTTGCAAAATTTAGAACCAACAAACCTATGACTAGTGTAGAAGGCATGACGGTATTCAATACCGACAAAGTAGATACTACTAAGGGACAAATGTTCTTTGGTGCACCACTTGGTGTACAAAGATATGATAAGTTTAAGTATCCTATCTTTGATAAGTTGACACAGAATCAACTTGGTTTCTTTTGGAGACCAGAAGAGGTGTCTCTACAAAATGACAGGGCGGATTACCAGAAATTAAATGCTGCACAGAAGCACATATTTACTAGCAATCTTAAGTATCAGATTCTCTTGGACTCTGTACAAGGTCGTGGTCCTGGCATGGCATTTATGCCTTACTGTTCTCTACCTGAGTTAGAAGGTTGTATGAATATATGGCAGACTATGGAGATGATCCATAGTAGATCATACACACATATCATTAAGAATGTATATCCTGATCCATCAGAGGTGTTTGATAAAATTTTAGATGATGGACATATACTTAAGAGAGCACAATCAGTTACTAAAGCATATGATGAATTCATCAATGATGCACACACATATGACACTAGCAACTGGTGGAGACCAGATTGGCAAGGTAGTCCAACTGTAGCATGGGAAAAGAAAGAACTGAAGAGAAAGTTATACAGAGCAGTAGCAAATGTATACATCTTGGAAGGTATTAGATTCTATGTCTCATTTGCATGTTCATTTGCATTTGGTGAACTTAAATTGTTAGAGGGTTCAGCAAAAATCATAGGACTTATTGCAAGAGATGAGTCACAACACATGACAGTTACACAGAACATTCTTAATAACTGGAAGAAGGGTGACGATCCTGATATGTTAGAGATTGTCAAGGAAGAGGAAGACTATGTGTATAGTATGTTTCAAAATTCTGTAGAAGAAGAGAAGTTATGGGCAGAGTATTTGTTCAAGGACGGATCTATCATAGGTCTCAATGATAAATTACTACAGAGGTATGTTGAATGGACTGCGAATCGTAGACTCAAGTCAATCGGTTTGAAACCTATCTTTGATGTACCTATATCTAACAACCCACTACCATGGACGCAACATTGGTTATCTTCTAAAGGTATGCAAGTTGCACCACAAGAGACAGAGGTAGAATCTTATCTCATTGGTAGTATAAAACAAGACGTTAAGAAGGATACCTTTGCGGGATTCAAATTATAACTATGGATCTTTGGAAAAATTATAAAGCAACTGTTGCTGAGATTTTTCCAGATATAGAATTTGTTAAGCGACATGCTGAATGGACTAATAAGAAAGGTGTAAACCTAACTGCTGATTTGTACTCAGGTGAACATCTAATTAAGTCAAGACAAGTTGAAATCTGGGATGGTAAATCTTGCAGCATTCACAATAATATAATATATCCTAGAACAGGATCTAATCTACCCTGTTTTGGTATGGATCTCATGGGAATGAGTGACAAACGAGTTGTTATTGTGTTTGATTTCCAACATCCAGTAGAGAATTACTTGTTTTATACACCAGAATTACCTAAAGTAGAGGGTACATATAGATTCTTTGAAGCGGGTAATCATTTCTCTGACAATCTGGTTGTTAGATATTGTAAACCTGATGAAGTAGATGAATATCTACCTTTGTTTAAAAAGTACTTACAATTCTATAAGAATATGCTCAATGAGCATAAACCAATTGGTACTGATACTACACAGTATGTTGATTTTGATAGATATATGATAAGACTTGATCCAATCTCTGGATATCTATCCAGTAGGTTTGGTAAAGACCAATCACAAACACTAATCAAAGAATTCTTTTTCAGTTATGCCTAAAATAGAATTTGAACATAGTTGGGGTGGTAAAGAAACTACTCTACAAAAAATTAAAAAGTGGATCAGTAAACAGAAACCACCTTTTAATACTATTCTTAAATATCTTTTCTCATACATAGAAAAATGGTATTGGGATGGTAAAGTTCTAGAAACTATGGCAGGAGTTGATCTAGAAGTTAAAAAATTACATGAACAATGGGATAAAGATGACAAACAAATCACCCCACACATCGTGGAGAAAGGAGTACTTGGAGATGAAGGCTGGTCTATCGAAATTACAAATCCAATTGTTGAAAGAGGGACCTCAACAACTAGCACAGGCATGGTTACTGGGAGCGATGCATCAGGACTACAAGAAGATGAAGGGGATCAAGGAACCACCCTCCCGTGAGTCTGGATATCAAACTACAATGAAAGAATTTTTTGCTCGATGGAAGTAATTGATAATCTAATAAAAATAATACAGAAGCATCAGAAGACTCTACCAAATGTAGAACCTTTGGAGGTTGACTCTGAGTTTGAATCAGTATTACATGACACAGATGATGGCAAACTTGACATCAAAAATGAAATGTATTATTGTACTGGACTCAGGAAGGTGCACATAGAGGTTGCTAAACTAGGTAATCTTAATATCGTGCATTGTATATGGTATCCTGACCCAGAGTTTGATATACCTATTTTTGGTGTTGATATTGTTGCTATGAAAGATACAGTTAGTGCTGCTATCACAGACATATCTCCTGTAGATGGTCTTGATCACGAGATCTTTGAAGACATAGAATATATTAGTGAGAGTTTTTATTTCCCACATGATAGAGTTCTACCAGAATGGGGTGAAGTGTTCTCACCATACTGTAAGTTTGCAAGATTAACCACAGATAAAGAGAAGAAAGATTTCTGTGATATTGTAGATCAATACCTTGACATATTTGTTGGTGCTGTATGGGGAGCAAGTAGAGATAGTTCTAGATCAGAACACAGATACTTCGGTCAGATAGAATACTGTCAGCACCAGATGAAAAACGATAAGACTAGGAATATATTAGTAAACTATTTTGGTAAAGAGTGGGCAGAAAGATATATGACAGAGGTCTTGTTTGACGAACCATAAATATTAGGAGACTTATTATGACAACGTGGCAAAGTACACAAACCCGTGGATTTTTAAAGGCAGTGTTTTTGATTCTGATGACATCGGCGATAACTATGGGTTCGTCTATTGCATCACCAATACCACCACTGGCAAATCCTACATCGGCAGAAAGTACTTCGTGCAAAAGCGAAAACCAAAAGGAGGAAAGCGTAGAGTTACAAGCGAGTCAAACTGGAAGCGATATTACGGAAGCTCTGACGAACTTAAACAAGACATTAAAACTCTTGGCAGAGACTCTTTCAAACGAGAAATCCTCTCCCTCCACACAACCCTCGGAAGAACAAACTATGAGGAGACAAGACAACTCTTTTTAAATGAAGTCCTGACAAAGAGGTTGACAGATGGTAGTCCTGCCTACTATAATAGTAACATCTTAGGAAGATATTATAGAAAAGATTATTTTTAAATATTATGCAAATTTTTCTAGACACTGCCGATATTGAAGCAATAGAGGAACGATACGACAGTGGAATAGTTGCGGGTGTAACAACTAACCCGACTCTTGTTGCAAATCAAGGAATCAATTACCTAGAATTGATACAAGAAATAGCAGAGGTATTTCCTGAGATGGAAAGTATATCTGCAGAGGTCAAAGGTGACACAGCAGCAGAGATGATTGATGATGCTGCAAAGTATCGTGACATCAGTGAAGCGGTAACGATTAAGTTACCCATGACAAAAGAAGGAATCAAAGCATGTAAATATTTTAGTGAGGTTGGTGTAAAGACTAACGTGACTCTTTGTTTCTCAGTAGCACAAGCAGCACTTGCAGGAATGGCAGGAGCAACATACATCTCACCATTTGTAGGTCGTCTTAATGACAACTCATTTAGTGGTGTAGAATTAGTTCGTGGCATTGCTGATCTGTATTGCACACAATCAATTAAAACAAAAGTCCTCGCTGCTAGTTTACGTGACGTACATCATGTATCTCGTTGCTTCCTTTATGGTGCAAAGGTTTGTACTTTACCTATAAAAGTTTTTGATAAAATGTATGACCATGTTCTTACTCGTGAAGGACTAGATATATTTGACAAAGATTTCAAACGCATGGTATAATGTTTACAGTATACTCTAAACTAGGGTGTCCTTTCTGTGAAAAATTTAAACAAGTTTTAGAGATAGAAGGATTACCAAGTCTTATTCTAGAATTGAATACAGACTTTACATACGATGAGTTCTATGAATTATTTGGTGAAGGATCTACATTCCCTCAGATAGTCATGGATGACATACCTTTAGGAGGGTGTCAAGAATCATTGAGATACATGCAAGAAAATAATTTATGCTGTGAAATACCATGAGCGAAGCATTAGAAATTACAAAGGCAGATTTTGATGCCAACAAAGAAGATTATCTTGATCGTGTAGAGAAAGGTGAGATAATTCTAGTCAGACATCCTGACGGACGAGCAGTTCTTGCTATCCCTGAGAAATGGGATGACGAACTGATAAATTTATGGAACCACGATGATGCATCATGATTAAAAAACTATTTAAAAAATACTTAAACCTTGTCAAAAAAATTGATGAAAGGCACTACTGGCCTCTGTTTATATTCCTATCGTGTTACTTTGTTGTACCATATAGTGAGTTTGTTATCACAGCACTCATCATATTATACTTTAAGTTTGAAGGTGCATTCCGTAAGATAGGTGGTAGGTTAATCAAACCATTTCCAGAGTGGATCAGATTTGGTGGATCAACAATATTCTTTCTTGTTATGTTAGATGATACACTTGCATACTTAAGTATCATAGCAGTAGGTATTTGGACTAACAGACAACTTAAGAAAGAGAAGGCATTAGAAGAGAAGCAAGCAAAAGAAGATAAAGAAAATGGATTGACAGATTAGGTTTACATGCTATAATATTAATAGTCATAATTATCTTTAATGAAACCAGTAGTAATCCTAGAACGATATCCGTATAGGTTTGTAGAGTCTGGTAAACTAGACAGTGGTTATCCAGACTTTAGAATACAGAAGTTCAATGAATGGACTCGAAGATACAATGACATGTACTTGCTAGATAGTCAAGCACAACTAGATTGTTGTATAGAAGACCACGAGTATACCAAGTGGTTAGACCCAGATCCTGAGGTAGCAGCATACCCTAGAGATACAGACACAATTACATCCCCTTACACATCATGAGCGTAAAATCAAATGTAGAACGTGCTGAGTCAGCAATGAGAAAGGCACTAATTAATGCTCTCGCAGAGGGAGAAGATCAACATCTATGTGAACTATTTGAAATGCTAATGGCATTGCGTGACTTAAAAGCACAAGTCAATAACACTATTAGATTCACTGATAATACACAACAGTATTATAATAGAGAAAGTGAATTTAATATTGATCTTAGTAATCATGATAATGTTATAACTTTTCCAACTAAACATGGAGGAGACTTAGATGCACTGGATGATATTGAAATCAACACAGATGGAGACGAAGAGGGTTGACACCCTCTTTTTTTATGCTATAGTATATTTGTTGGACGCAACATGGGAGTGACTGAATAAACTTACTGGCAACCGCTAGTTAAGGTGATGGGTCAGAGGTGGTGCTCGCTGTCCGCAGGGGCAGAACTACTCAACCAAGTAGGACTCAGGCAACAACGTATTTACTACTGTAGTAATGCCCGTTGTTTGTTGGTATACAGGAATCCAACCTCCCTCTTTATTTTTATGGAAGAGATACAGGCATATAGATATCCTCATGCAGAGGACGTAAACCACATTCTCCACAGAATCATTTGTGATAATAGTGTTACCGAAGATAAGGGAGCATTGATGACTCAGTGGAATTGTTTTGATGTAGAAGAGTTTAATGTTATCGCAGACTATGCGAAGAGTTTAATTGACAGACCCACTAAGTTGGTAGATCTATGGGGTCAAGTGTATCAGTATGGACACTACCAAAGTTATCACAATCATATTCATAATGATTGGGCATTCGTATACTACGTGAATACACCACACGGATCTTCACCTATTGTATTCAGAACAAGCAACAAAAGAATTAAACCTATAACTGGGATGTTGATATTATTTCCTGGTTATATGGATCATTATGTACCTCCTAATAAGGGAGAAGGAAGAAGTATCGTAGCGGGAAATTTAGTATACACATAAATACTTCTAGCTTAGAGAAAGTGTCTGTAGGACTAGAAGTATGTCAAAAATTCTTGCAAATGAAATTGCTAATTACGGTGATGACTCACCGATAGATCTGAAGGAGGGTCTGAATATCCCTGCTGGAAAACCAGTACAGGCAGCAGGATCGTCTGGTACTACAGGACAAGTCCTGTCTACTACAGGTACTACAGTGCAATGGGTAACACCATTTAGTGGAAGTTATACTGACTTATCTAATAGACCAACTATTCCTGCAGCACAGGTAAACTCTGATTGGAATGCTTCGAGTGGTGCTGCTGTTATCTTAAACAAACCAGTAGTTCCTCCTCAACCAAGTGTCACTACAGCATCTGCAGGAACTGCTGCTCTAGCATATAACAGTGGTAACGGAGAGTTTACATTTACTCCTCCAGATCTTTCATCATTTGCTACAGAGACATACGTAACTACTAGAGGATACTTAACATCATATACAGAAACTGATCCTGTATTCTCTGCATCTGCTGCATCAAATATAACTACTGCAAAAATTTCTAATTGGGATACATCATACAGTTGGGGTAATCATGCTTCTGTAGGATACTTAACTCTGGAGTCTGATACTCTACAGACAGTTATTAACAGAGGTAATACCAGCACAAGTCCAGCATACTTTACAGCAAAATTACAATACAGTAACGCATTTGTAGCAGCAGATATTACTTCATCTCTTGCTACAACTTATGATGGTTTCTTTTTAAAGAATAGTACTGATGGTAATGCATACTATTCACATAACACTGCATGGAAAAAATTATTAAATGAAGATGCACTTCTTGATAATCTATCCAATGTAGATCTATCTGTTGCACCTCAGAATGGTCAAGTTCTTAAATGGGATTCTGCTACATCAAGATGGAAAGCAGCAAATGATTTAACAGGTGGTGGTGGAGGAGGTCTTTCACTAACAGATCTTTCTGTTCAATCATCAACAGCATCAGGAGGAGGTTCTCTTGTATACAATAATGGTAGTGGTGTATTTACATATACTCCACCAGATCTTAGTAGTTTCATAACATCAATAGGAGATGCTATTCGTGATGCTGACTTCACAACTAATGGCATAATGAAAAGATCTGGTGCTGGAGTTTATACATCCATCACAGATAATAGTGCTAATTGGGATACAGCATTTGGATGGGGTAACCACGCATCACAAGGATATCTAACACAACTTCCTGTTCATGGACTAGGAGTTCATACTGGTGTAACTCTTACCAATGAAACAGCAGGAGACTTGTTACAATATAGTGGTACACAATGGGTTAACTGGACACCAAACTATCTTACAGCAGAAACAGATACATTACAATCTGTAATTACTAGAAATGGTACAGTAACATCAGGAAACCCTGCGTTCAATACAAGTACTTTCTTCACAGGAACTGGAACAGGTGCAGGAAATGGTGGCAAACCATATTTCTTATGGGATGCAGCTAATAATCAATTGGTAGGTTCTGATAATATAGAAATAGTATTAGGATTTAATGGTGATCAAAAAATTAAAACTGATGGTACAAATGTACTCTACAATAATTTTGCAAATGTATTACATACTATTGAAAATTCTGGAGAAAGGGAAGCATGGAACAGTAAAGTTAGTGGAGTCTTTGTACCATCATTTAAAATTAATCATAACGCTGCTGTAGAATTATATCATGCGAATGGACAAATAAGATTAGCAACTTCTTCAACAGGTGTCACCGTAACAGGTGCATTGACTGCGGGTGGTTTGACCTATCCAACAGTTAATGGTACAAATGGTCAGGTCTTGACTAGTGATGGAGCTGGTAACGTAGCATGGGGAGCTGGCGGTGGAGGTGGTGCTAGTGTAACTATAAGTGACACACCTCCAGCAGCATCTGCTGGTGATCTATGGTGGGAAAGTGACAGTGGACGTCTAAAAATTTACTATCAAGATGTTGATAGTGCACAGTGGGTTGATGTAGCACCACCTCTTGCACCAGCGTTATCCTCAAACGCTCCTGCTACTGCTAGTTCTACTGGTAGTGCGGGTGATATTAGATATGATTCTGGTTATGTTTATGTCTGTGTTGCGACTGATACTTGGAAGAGAGCAGCACTAACAACTTGGTAAAATAAATAAAACATAAGGAGCATACTGAGCAATGGCAATTAATTTTCCTGCAACAGCAGGGCAAGCAACTGATGGTACTTTTACATACACGGTAGCAGGGATAACATACGCATGGAACGGATCATCGTGGGCAGCTGCTGGTGCTGGTGCTAGTGCTACTAATAGATCATTGTTTAGTGTGACAACAAACTCTCCATCTGGTGGTGGAGCATTAAGTTATGATCAGAACAGTGGAGCATTTTCATATACTCCTCCAGTTCTAAGTGGATTTCTTACAGCAGAGTCAGATACACTAGCAACAATAACTGCAAGAGGTGCAAGCACTGCTAATCAAACAACTTTTACTGGTGGTGTAGAAGCAAACGTCCTTAATCTTACTACTAATGGAATAAACCTTACTTCAACTAATGATATAGGAGTTTCTGCAACAGGTTTATATATTAATAACACATCTAACAACTCAACTATTGCAAGTTTTCAGTTCAATACTGGATGTCAATTAAGAGACACAAATGGTGTCGTTAGATTATACACACAAACAACTGGTGCAACCATTGATGGTACATTGACTGCTGGTGGACTTTCTTATCCAACAACCAACGGGACTAGCGGACAGGTCTTGACGAGTGATGGCACAGGAAATGTAACATGGGGAAGTCCTGCAGGATCAAGAAGCACTGTACCTGTTACAGTTAACATCGCAAACGAAGCTGTATCTAACACATCATTTACAACTCCTAAAACATATGTTCTTATAAAAGTATCAACATCTCATGCTGCATGGGTAACACTATACAGTGATACTGCTAGTAGAACTTCTGACGCATCAAGACAAATAAATGTAGATCCTTTACCAGGTTCTGGTGTTTTATCTGAGGTAATTACTACTGGTAACCAAGTACAATTAATTACACCTGGCACAATATGTTTTAACTCTGCTGGCACAGGAACCACATATGCAAAGATAGTTAATAAATCAGGATCAACAGCAAATATAACAGTGACACTTACATACGTTGTATTGGAGAGTTAATATGTCAGAAAAAATCTATGTTGTCACCCTTCATAATAAGGAAGACTTGGAAGGATTTTATGATGATATGAAGGACAACGGGTTTCGTTTAAACTTGAAACGTCCTATCAGTAGAAACACACACTACTGGATGACAGATGAACAAGCAGAAGAATTAAAACAAGATCCTAGAGTATGGGATGTAGACTTACGTCCAGAAGATAAAGGAATATATCCTAAAAAATGTGCAACATCAAAGGACGAAGTATTTTTTAGAAATCTTGAAGGAACTTTTTGGAAAGATGGAGGCATCAGTACTGCTAATGATTTTCCATGGGGTCTATCACATACTGCAGATTCTGTAGGTGTGCATAGAGGCAAGGGACAATTTGGATCTAGTGGAGGAACTTATAATCAACATCCTGCACAAATTGTAAGTGATATGTATGAAGGTGCATGGGGTGATGGCAGACATGTAGACATAGTTGTTTGTGATGATCCTGTATCTTCTGGTTGTGCTGAGTGGATGGGATTTCAAGAGACTAGATTTGTTCCATATCAATGGTTCAATGAATTGAATACTGAGGTAGCATCTATAGATGATGATGGTCAGACTCTACCCACTGGAAATGTAACTTACCATACTAATGCAACCAATCCTGAGTATCATGGAACTCATGTTGCTGGAACTTGTGCAGGACAATACTATGGACTTGCAAACGAAGCAAATATATATGCACTACAAATTCTAGGCACAATGCCTTCTGGTCAAACTCTACCCACATTATTATTGTATGATTATCTCAGAGCATTTCATAGAAAGAAACCTATTAATCCTGTAACTGGATACAAGAATCCTACAATATCAAATCATAGTTGGGGGTATAGCACAGAGACATCTTTAGAAGCAGAATTTCCTGCTGGTATTGCAATTGGAAATGTTGTAGAAGTAAACTATCAAGGTGTACAATATAATTCTAGTAATCCTAATCCTAGTGGTTGGACAATGGCAGGATTAGAAACAGACTTTGGTATTGCTCCTAACAAATGGAGTATCCCTGTCACACTTACATCTGTCAATGCTGATGTAGAAGATGCTATCGAGGATGGTATAGTTATTGTTTGTGCTGCTGGTAATGATAACTTTCATGTTGTGCCACAAGGAGATGCAAATTATAATAACTTTGTTATCTTCCAAGGATATAATAGCAATGCTCCAATCTATTTTAATAGAGGTATGTCTCCTGCCAGTGCACCAAATGCAATCATGGTAGGATCATTAGGTAGTGATGCTGCATTCAAGAGATCAACTTTCACAAACTTCGGTCCTAGAATAGATGTGTTTGCACCTGGTAGTAATATTTTATCTGCATGGGGAAACCCTGCTGTTATCACAGGACCTAGTGCAGGAGCAGGGTTTGTTGATTCAAAATATCCTGGCGGTGGAAACTGGATATGGCCTATAAGTGGAACCAGTATGGCATCACCACTGATTGCTAGTGTTGCAGCAATGGTTGCTAGTGCTAGGAGGACGGATAGATTTAGTAATGATGATCTTCGTGCATACTTGAATAACAATAGTATCTTTGGTGACATGACCTTTGATGTTAGTGGAGGACAGTTTGATGATAATTCATGTAGGAAAGATAGTCCTAACAAATATTTGGTAACAACAAATCCTAGAAAATCAAATGGTAATTTACAGAGTAAAGTAGGAGATAGAAGAAGTGGTGCAGTATTTCCTAGACCTAAAAAATTACATGCTGCTAATGGATTTCCTAGTGGTATATTATCTACCGCTTCACAGTTGGCAATAACAAAGGAGTGGAAGGCATTAATACCAACACCTCCTTGGAAAGATCCAGCAACACAAGGATTGTTTCAATATACTTCTGAGTTATACATTCCTACTAACGAAGCAGGACCTACAGGATACCCTGTAATGATTTGTTTACATGGTAATGGAGGATCTGGAACTACTATTAATGATCCAATTTATTCTACATTAGGAGATCATATTAGAGTAGGTCCTAATGGTTTCTTTAACAGTTGGAATATAGTTGACGAGAATAGTACTGCTCCTGACATAGAATACTTGAGAAATCTTATTAAATTATTGAAGACATTTACAAATGTAGACAGTACAAGAATTAGAATTTCTGGTATATCTAATGGTGCAGCACTAGCATGTAGAGCATTTGTTGAGATAGATGATCCTGCTGTTGATTTAATTATTCCTATTGTATCTCAGTTTCATATAAATGAGGTAAATAATTTTACACAGTTCTTTGAACCAACAGATCATTTGAATACTAATGGTACTCTAGCAGATTATGGATATAGTAATCAAAAAGTTCCTGCTACTGGTAGAAAAATATTGATGATGCAGAATACTAATGATAATGTCATACCTTATAATGGTGGCGGTGGTGTTGGTATTCAATTTATAGGTGCTAGACTATGCACATATCGTATGGCACAAGCTATGGGATGGGTAGGAGGAGAACAGAATACTGGACTAACATATCAAGGAGACGCAGCAACACAACTTTATCGTTATAATATTAATGGAAATGCAAATGAGGTAGTTCATTGTGCAAGTAATGGTGGACATGGAATCAATGCAAAGATGATTACTTTGTTTGAGGAATGGGTTGAGAGTGATGGTCAGACAATTACAGTTACAGCACCATCTAATACATATAATATAACTGTCCTAGCATTTAGTAATGTTAACTATACACTTAATGGAAATGATAGGAATGGATTGGTGAGTGGTAATGATCCTACAGTTACTGTACAGGCAGGAGACACAATTAATTTCAATGTCAATGCTGGAGGACATCCTTTCTATATTAAGACAGTTTATGTTGGTGGTACTTCTAATCAAGTAACAACAGGAACCATAACTGGAACACAGGGATTGACTAACGGTACAATATCTTGGAACACAACAGGTGTATCAGCAGGGACATATTATTATGTTTGTTCTCCACATGCATTTCTTGGTATGGGTGGATCAATTGTTGTCACATAAATAAACCTGAGCAGTAGTATTATTTGGTAGATAAATGGCAGATCGTTTTCCGTTAATAGTAAATGCGGTTTCTCAAAAAATTGAGGAACTGATTTCTGGTGACAATTTAGAATTGTCTGGTAATAATATAATCATCAGTGGTGACACAGGTGCAGGAAAATACCTGACCAGTAATGGTAGTGTTGTTTCTTGGGGAACGCCTGGTGATGTTTATCTAACACAAAACCAAACATTAGAAAATAAAACATTTACATCATGCATCATTTCTGGATCTGCTAATACTCTCTCTAACATACCAAACGCTGCTCTTTCAAACTCTACAATACAAGTAAATGGTGCTGCTATTGCTCTAGGTGGATCCGTTGTAACACCAAATGATAACACCACTTACTCTGTGAGTGCACAAGATGGTATCAATAACAATACAAAAGTTATTAGACTAACTGCTGGTGGATCAGGAACTGGTGATGATGATGTTAGTATTGCTGTAGGTCCTCCTGCTGCTGTTCCTGCTGGATCTAATGCTCTTGCTCTAGCAATTAATAGAGTTGGTGAAGTTATTACAATATCTGGTACAGCACCTGATGCTGACACCATAACAACAGTAAAGTCTGGAACTGGTGGTACAGCACAGACTGGAGATATTACAATTGCTGCGACTGGATCCTCTACAGTATCTCAGGACGTAGCATCTAAAACAATTACGATCAACTCAACTTATGTTGACACGATCACAAAGATGAGAGCAACTACAGGACAAGTATTAAATCCTGGTAACTTTACATTCTTATCTGGTGGTGCTACTACTGTTGCTCAAGGTGTAGATGGTAATGGTGACTCAACAATTACATATACATCTGTTGACACAATCACAAGAGCAAAAGGTGGAGCAGCTGGATCGTTTGTAACTGGTGATGTTGAGTTTACTGGTGGAGCAAACGTCACAGTATCACAAGCGGGTAACACAATCAGTATTGCTAGTGTAGACACAAACACAGTAACTAGACTTTCATCTGGTGCTAACGTTGTGACTGCAGGAGACTTTAAGTTTGTAGGAACTGGTGCTACTAGCATTTCACAAGCGACTGCTGGTGGTGTAACAACATTCACAGTCACATCTCAGAACGATGATACTGGTGCAGCGTTGACAGCATCTGCTGGTATTTTATTATCAGGAACAGATTTTCAGTTAAAAAATGCTGGTAACTTTTCTGGTAATCAATTATTAAAGTGGGACTCTGGTAACAGTCAGATAGGAAATAGTTTGATTTCTGATAACGGGTCTACTGTTACAATTTCTGGTGATTTAGTTGTTGATGGTACACAAACTGTTCTTAATACACAAACACTTATTGTAGAAGACAATAGTATTGAACTAAGAAAAGGAAATAATTTAGTTGGAAATGATGGTGGTTTACAGGTAAACTTAGAAACAGATGGTGGTGGATCTGTCACAAAATATCAATCATTACAATGGTATAATTCTGGTGGATACTGGAGAGGATGGGATGGTTCTGTTGAGAGAAGGTTTGTTACAGAGTCAGAGACACAGATTCTTACTAACAAAACTCTTACATCTCCAACACTTACCTCACCTAACATTGGTGCTGCTGTTGCGACATCAGTTAATGGTCTTATCGTTAGTACAACTGCCTCTGCAACTCTAGACATTGCAACATCTAAAATATTAGATGTAAATGATTCTCTAACATTAACATCAGATAACCCTGCTGCAACTGTTGCTGTTAACTTCAGAGTTGGTGGAGACGTAGCATATAGATCTGATACTCTTGCATCATTCTCATCTACCACATCTACACAGATGCGTGGTTTGATTACAGATACAACAGGATTAGATAAGTTAGTATTCCAAACTAACCCTACAATTTTAACTGGTATTACTACAACATCTGCAGGATTTAATTTAGTTAATACTGGTGCTACAAGTATATTATTTGGTGGTGCTGCAGGAAGCATTGTCATGGGTGCTTCTACTGGTACTACAACAATCAACCATGACTTAGAAGTTATCGAGGATATCACATGTGGTGTTGATACAAACGATACTGCTACATTCAATGGTATTGTCAATATTGAAAATGCAGACTTAGTAATTCGTGGAACATCTAATGACCCAATACAAGTTGGTAGAGGTGGTGGTGCTGTAAGCACAAACACTCGTGTGGGTACATCAGCACTTGCTGCAAACACTTCTGGATCTCAGAACACAGCATTTGGATACCAAGCATTGTTCACAAATAATATCGGTGCATCCAATACTGCAATTGGACACAGGGTTTTGAGGGCAGCGGGTGTCGCAAATAACAACATTGGTATTGGTAAAGATGCATTACTTGTTACACTTTCTGGTAGTAAGAACCTTGCGATTGGTAACAATGCAATGGAAACAAACCAGACTGGTAGTGGAAACGTCTGTATTGGACACTATGCTGGTTTCGATGTACAAGGTAATAACAACGTTCTCATAGGTCCTGCATACAATGAGACTTCTGCTGATGTAACATTCAGACCTCCAAATATTAGTGGAGATAATCAACTTGTTATTGGTTCTGGTGGACAAGCATGGATACGTGGTGACAATAGTTACAATGTTAGTCTTAGTCAAGATCTTACCGTAGATGGAGATACACTTATCAAAGGTGATCTTGTAGTCAATGGTACTACAACCACAGTTAAATCTAATATTGTACAGATTACAGACAAAGCAATTGAACTTGCTGCTGTTGTAAGTACACAGTTTACATGTACTGCTGTATCTGGATCTAGCAATATCACAGCGATTGCTCCTACATTAGGACTGATACCTGGCATGGAAGTTACATCAAACACTGCTGGTATTACAGTTCCTGCTGGAACAATCATTGTAAGTATTACAAATGACACAGCGGTATTGAGTAACAACGTAACAGGATCTGGTACACCTACATTCAGTGCGATAGGTCCTTCCGATACTGCTGCAGAAGACGGTGGTATTATTGTTAAGGGTACAACCGATAAGACATTCTTATGGAGAGGAACCGATGGTGGTGTATCATATAACTCTTGGTTGTCTTCAGAACATATGGATCTTGCAACTGGTAAGAACTATTATGTCAATGGTATTCTAATTGCTAGTGATACAAGTAAAGTTATCGGACCTACAAATGGTGGTGGTCAAGGACAAACAACTTCTCCTTACACACTCGGTAGTGCTGTTACAGGATCATCATTGACATCTCTTGGAACTCTTACTACATTACAAGTTGGTGGTGATATAACCATGAGCAAATCTGGAGTAGGAGTTGCGTTATTTAGATCTACAGATGATGATATGCGTGTCAGAATTAGATCAGTTGATGGCAAATTTAGTCAATTAGAATTTGCTGATACTGATGCAGATGCTGGTGAGATCAGATATGGTCATGCTGGTGGCACTATAACATCTGATTTTATGGCATTCCATGTTGGTAGTAATACAGAGCAACTTCGTATAGAATCTAATGGTAATGTATTACCAGCAGGAGATAACACACAAGATTTTGGATCAAGTACTAAGAGATGGGCAAACGTATATACTGGTGACATGCACTTAAATAATATGAATACTGGTGGTAATGAAGTGGACGGATCTGAAGGTCACTGGACTATGCAAGAAGGTGCTGATGATCTCTTCTTAATCAATAGAAATACTGGTAAAAAGTATAAGTTCAATCTTACAGAGGTATCATAATGCCTATTACAATGGGTGGAGGTTCACCAATAGGACAACAAGCATTTACAACCGCTGGTAGTTTTACATGGACAGCACCAGCTGGAGTAACTTCTGTTTGTGTAGTATGTGTAGGTGCTGGTGGTGCAGGAGGTGGAGCGTTAGCATATAAAAATAATATTACTGTTGTACCAGGCACAGGTTATGCGGTAGTCGTTGGTGCTCCTGGTTCTATGGGAACAGGAACTACTGGTTCTGCAGCAGGACAGAATACAGGAACTCCTGGTGGAGATTCATCATTTACTGCCACTCATGGAACCACAACTGCACAGGGTGGCGTGACAGGACCTTCGTCAGTATCTACTAAAGGATCACCAGCAGGAGTTTATGACGGTGGTGGTAGTGGTGGAATAACATACAACCATGGAGGATATAATGGTGGTGGAGCTGGTGGATATTCTGGAGATGGTGGCGGTGGCGGTGCATCAAATGCAACTGGAAATTATAATAATGCTGGTGGAGGCGGTAGTCATGGTTCGTGGGCTTACTGGGCTGGTGGTGGTGTAGGTATCTTAGGTGAAGGTGCTAGTGGAGCAGATTCTACTGGAAATGGATTTGGTGGTTCAGGTGGTGGAGATGGAACAGGACCAGGAACTGAAAATGCTCAGTCTCAAACTGGTGGAGATTATGGTGGTGGTTCTAGTGGAAGATGGGCTGGAAACACAGGTGGTAAAGGTGCAGTGAGAATTATATGGGGTGCTGGTAGATCATTTCCATCAACAAATACAGCAGATGTTTCGGGTAGTGCAACTCAGTCCGAATTCAAATTAGATAGATTAGGTATTGCAACAGGAACTTCTGATCCTAGTGGTGCCTCTGCTGGAGATATATACTATAAGACTGATACTAATAAAGTCAGAGTATATGATGGTTCTTCTTGGAAAGATGTTTAGGAGGTAATTATGCCAGTTATAGTTGGAGATGGTACAGGTGCAGGAGTAGAAGGAAAATCAGATAGAATAGGTATTCCGACAGGATCTTCTGATCCAACTTCAGCAGAAGTCGGTGATTTATATTTCAACATTCCAAATAGCACATTAAAAATATACAATGGTGTTGGTTGGGAAGATCTTGGAGCTGGTACTATCGCACCAAACGGTAGTAGTTCATTTCCAGCAGTATCTGCTGCCCAATTATTATCAGATTATCCAAACTTAAATTCTGGTGTTTATTATTTACAAACTAGTGGAGGTAGTGTACAAGTTTATTGTGAAATGGAGAGAATGGGTGGTGGTTGGGTTATCCCCTTCCAACATCAATGTGTAAATGATCAGGGATTATATGAGACATTATTTACTAATGCTCCTTCTGGCACTCCAAACTCTGGTTCATCTGACTTCCAAGGAGCAGGATCTCTCACTGGTTCACAACTCTGGGATAATTATGTTGGTTCTAGTTCAGAAGCTATGGTATACGCCAGAGAAATTCAAACTGCTGGTGGATCATATGATGAGACACATGCATATGTTAGTAGCAATGGTGGAACCATTTTTAGTAAAGCAAATTTTCAAGACTTACTTAATCCTGTACCAGGAAATGGTGGTTATGAATCTGGTATTACAGTTCTTTATAGAAATGGTTCAAGAAAAGTAGATCTAAAACAGCAAACCGTGTGGTCTTCTCCATCATTAGTTACCATTAACAATGGTGCAGTAGACCAAGAACTATATTATTGTAATGGTCAAGATGGTGGTGATTCCAACTGGTCATTTGCTTTGATGCGAGGTGGCACACCATATCCTCGTTTAGCAAACACTGCTAATGGTGGTGGTCGTCACAATGGTGTTACACGTTGGGGTCAGTTAGGATTCCGTGCTGCTTCTGTTAGTGTTCCAGTTGATCCTTTTGGTGACATGTCAGGAGTTGGATACTTCCCATTGACTAATACTTTTACTAATAAGTCAGTTGGATATACACAATATAATGGCACTAATACTGCTGGAACTTATACAGCAGAGGGTATTACATGGGCAAGTGTAGGAGCACATGGATTCCGAATCCCAAAACCAGGTGAAGTATCTATTGGTGAGTGGTTCCAAGGAAACCAAGACTGGGCAATTTCTATGGTCTTTAAGATGGCTGCTAATCCAGGCACTGCAACAAATAGAGCACTGATACATATGGCTAACGGTGATGACCATGCTAGACCAGCATTTTGGGTTACTGGACCTAACAGAGGTGCAGGAGTTGCAAACAAAATGGAATGGTTTAGTAGTAGTAATGGATCTTCTTGGGACATTGCGAGAGGAGATACTAATGCTTCTGGTCTCGGATCTGCCACTATTGCTGCTGATACCAAGTATCATGTTGTGTTTACTCGTAGTGGTTCTAGTGGATTAAAAGGATATGTAAATAAAACTCTTGATTGGAGTGATAGCAATACAGCATCTCACTATGCCTCTGGAGATTATGAAATTAATATTGGAGCTTGGTTTAACTACCTCAGCAATTATGGATGGCATGGATCTATTAAGAATGTAAGATTCTTTAGGAAAAATTTATCTTCAGCAGAGGTTAATCAATTATATACACTAGACTTTTAACAAAGACATGACAACATTGATAATTATTGCTATAATAATAGCAGCAACAGGTTGGATGATAAGATATTACGATCCACACAATTAAATTATGATAGAATCGAGACCGATAGTCCCCCAGAATGATGGGTGGTTGGAAGTTCGTGTACCCAAAAACATCATGGATGATCTGTGGGGCATGATAGACACTGCAGGAAGAGATGCTAAGTTTAAACTAGCAGGAAATATCAGTGCAAGTAAGGAGATGAGTCCGACTGATACTTTCAAAAAATTTATTGGTGATGTAACAAAAGAATACGGAGAGCATTTCAAATACAAAGCAAGTGAAATGATAACCATGATACCAGAAGGATCATCAATTCAATTGAATGATCTATGGGTCAACTGGCAGTATCAACATGAGTTCAATCCATCTCATGTACACTTTGGTTTGTATTCATTTGTTATATGGATGAAGATGCCAGTAGAAACTACAGATCAAATGCAATTACCCATAGCAAAATCTACAAGTTCATGTCTATCATGTTTTCAGTTTGAATACTTTAATACATTTGGACAGAAAAGACTTTTCAATTATCCTATGGGCAAAGAGATAGAAGGTCTGATGGTATTCTTTCCAGCAGTAATGAACCATTTAGTATATCCTTTCTATGATTCAACTGAACCTAGAATCTCTGTCGCAGGGAACATGGCGTGGATGTGATAAATAGAACAGCAAATAAAATATCATGGCAGAAGTCAAGAAAGAGGAAAAGAAAAATCCTCTACAGAAACTTAAGGAAGCAGTTGATGATAAAGAAGAGCAACTAGCATACTTAGCAACTCTAATAAGAGTGA